GGATCTCGAAATGTTGCGTTTGGTGGTGGCGACGCCGCGACCTATAACGCTGCGCTTGCCTCAAACACCAGTGGAACCGACAACGCTGCGTTTGGCATTGGGGCGCTTTCGGCGAACCTTACCGGCGTCGGCAACACGTCTCTTGGAGTTGGCTCCCTTTACTTTAGCACCGCATCCAACAACACCGCCGTCGGTTTTCAGGCCGGTGCCGCCAATCAAACTGGCACCAATCTGGTATTGGTTGGCCGAGCAGCGGGCTTCTCAAATAAGGCATCGAACAACACATTTGTTGGTGACTCGGCAGGGTACAGCAACGATACGGGTACATACAACACATTTGTTGGTGTGAATGCTGGTTTGAGCATTAACACCGGGGCCAAAAACACAATCATTGGCTCCTACTCCGGCAATCAGGGTGGCCTCGACATCCGCACTGCCAGCAACTACATCGTGTTGTCTGATGGTGATGGCAACCCAAGAGCCTACTGGAATGGTGCGAACCCAACCTTTCCTGGAAACGCCACTTTCTCTGCCGGCACAGCCAACGGCGTGGCCTACCTCAACGGCAGCAAAGTCCTGACCACTGGGTCTGCGCTGACGTTTGATGGCAACACACTTACCGTTGGTGCTGGTGCTCAAACGGGTTATCGCTTGCAGTCGTATGTTTCCAGTGGAAATGACGGTATCAGCATCTTGAACGGGGCAAATGGTGCGGGTGATTTTGCGGCACTGAGTTTTGTCCATGCTGGCAATCAAAAAGCCGTCATGTACACCAACAGCGATAACTTGACAATCAATGCGTCTGCTGGCGCTGCAATCTTTCAAATATCCACCACCGAAGCCATGCGCCTGACCAGCAGCGGTCTGGAGGTCAAGCAATCCCAACTGATCGGATACAGCTCATACGCAGGTATCGGCACAAACGGATTGGCTGTTGCTGGAAACGTGGGTATTGGGACGAGTTCGCCAGCTGCGAAGTTGGATGTTTTTGCAGATGCAAATGCTGCAAACACGATCCTGCTACGCAATGCAAATACCAGCACGGCCAACTATGGTACGCAGGCTTACTATCGACTGGACATTGCTGGGAGCAGTATTGGTGGACTTAAAACCACAGCAAAACCACTTGGCGGATTGAGCACCCCTGCGCTCTACCTCACAACTGCTGGCGCATATCCGATTGCGTTTGGATTAAACGACTCTGCAACACCCGCAATGGTTTTGGATACTTCCGGCAACCTGGGTATTGGGACGAGTTCGCCTTCGTTGAAATTGGATGTAAACGGCTCTGCCAAGTTTGCCGGAAGCTATGTCAGCTTCAACGACAACGGCTACATCCGCACAGACGCTGCAAACATCTTGCGCTTCCAACCCGGATCAGGTGGTTATCAGTTCCGCAACCAAGGCAACAGCGACAACCTTGCTGTCCTCGACTCCTCCGGCAACCTGGGCCTGGGGGTGACGCCGAGTGCTTGGAGCCAAGGCAGGGCAATTGAAATGCTCAATCCAGGCCACGGATTGTGGAATGGCTCTGGTAGCCCTGCAAGCACATATGTACTCGCCAACGCCTATTTCAACAGCGGGTTTAAATACGGCGGCACCGGGCAAGCATCGCACTATTACCAGTATCTAGGGCAGCACATTTGGTCTACAGCAGCCTCCGGCACAGCAGGTAACGCCATCACCTTCACCCAGGCGTTAACACTAGACTCCAATCGCAACCTGTTGCTGAACGGAACTGCTGCGCCTGCTTCTGGTGTTGGCACCTTCGCAATATTTAACGGGACAGCTCCTACTGGATCTGTAACTGACGGAATAGTGTTGTACGCAGAGGATGTCTCATCTAGTAGCGAACTAAAGGTCAGGGACGAGGCAGGCAACGTCACTACGCTGTCTCCGCACAACTTTGATCTAATACCTGAAGGCCCATCAGAAGACATGGCGTGGTCTTACTACTCAGAGCGCGACGGCAAACGGATCAATGTAGATATGCTAAAAGCCATTCGTCTATTGGAAAAACTCAGCGGCGAAAAACTGGTGCATTTCGCATGATTACCCAACAAGACGTCGCAGACTGCTTTGAGTACCGTGACGGGTACTTGTATTGGAAAAGCGTGAGCCATCCAAACAAACAGCACATGATGGACAAACCTGCTGGCTCAATCCATAAGACAGGCTATCAACACATCACATGGCGCGGCAAGATACAAAAGGCACACCGTCTGATTTTCATGCTGCACCACGGTTATCTGCCACCAGAGGTAGATCACATCAATGGCAACCGTGCAGACAACAGAATTGCAAATCTGCGACCAGCTACACGCAGCGAGAACCAGTGCAATCGCAATGCTTTGTCAAACAACACATCAGGTTATCCAGGTGTGTCGTGGCACAAGAAAAGCAAAGCGTGGGTTGTGCGTGTAATGAAGAATGGGAAGACTGTTGTCCATCAATACTTCAAAGACTTGGAGTTGGCTGGACTTGTTGCTACTGAAGCACGAGCTTTGTATCACGGCGCATACGCCAAACCTTAAAGGAGCCTAAACCATGACCACTTGGACTATCTCTCAACTCGACCGCAAGACCTCTGATAATTTTGTAATTACTGCCCACTGGCGCGCCACGGCTGTGGATGGCGACTACAGTGCCAGCGTCTACAGCACATGCTCGTGGGCTGATGGCGAGGTCACCATTCCCTACGAAGACCTGACTGAGCAAGATGTATTGGACTGGGTTTGGGTGTCTGTGGACAAAGATGCCACTGAGCAGGCTTTGGCAGATCAGATTGAGCTGCAAAAGCACCCTGTCACCGCCAGCGGAATGCCGTGGAGTGTCTGAAATGGAGTCGAGCGAAATTGATCCGGTTCGCTACGGTGCGATGTGGCAGCGTGTCCAAGACTACGAGCGCCGTTTCGAGGTCATGGACAAGAAGCTCGACAAGATGGAACGCCAGATTGAGGAACTCCTAGCACTGGCAAACAAGGGCAAAGGTGGCTTCTGGATGGGGATGACGATTGCCAGCATGGTTGGCGGTGCCATTACTTGGGTGGCGGGGCACTTCAAGGGAGGCTAACGTGGTTGATCCAATTACCGCTCTCGCTGCCATATCATCGGCAGTCCAACTCGTCAAAAAGGTTTCCAAGACCGTTGACGATGTGGCATCGCTTGGGCCGGTGTTGGGCAAGTACTTCGACGCCAAAGAGCAGGCTATTGAGGTTGTCAAGCAGGCCAAGTCTGGTGGCTTCAAGGGATCTGCACTAGGCCAGGCACTTGAGCTAGAAATGGCGCTAGAGTCTGCTAGAGAATTTGAAGAGCAGGTCAAGATGCTGTTCTTCCAGTCAAACAAGATGGATGTCTGGCAGAGGATCACAGCCCGTGCCAAACAGATGGAGATCGACGCGGCTCACGATGCGCGGCGCAAGAAGGAAGCGGCTAAGAGGCGTGAGGAAGAGATTGAAGAGGTCATCATATTGTTGGTTGGCCTTGCTGTTGGTGGCGCTGCAATCGCAGTAACCATCTGGGCTGTGGTAACTGGGTTCAACTGGTAATGACTAGATCAGAGCTTGAGATCATCATCAAGAAACGTGCCGCGATCACGGTCACGATCTTTGCTGCTTTGCTGGCCATCAACACCATGATTGGCAACAGCAACTCCAGCAAGGTTCTGACCAACACCATCGCTGCCAACAACATGTGGGCTTGGTATCAGGCTAAGAACGTCCGGTCTATTGTTTACGAGGTGGCAGGACGCGAGCAAGACGCTGCAAGAATGCGCCAGGACATGGAAGAGATCATGACCAAGGCCAAGAATCTAGAAACGGAGCGTGATCGTGCAAAAGAGCGTAGCCCGTTCTATACCTATGCTGGAGCGGCTCTCCAGATTGGCATTGTCCTATCTACAGCAGCCATTTTGGCCGTTGCTATGCCTCTGTTCTGGGGCAGTGTAGGAACAGGACTACTTGGTGCCGCGATGATGTATTGGGGTTTTTATGTCGCCTGAACTGCAAAAGTACTATGAGAGCCGGTTTGACATGTTTGCCAGCCAAGGCTGGCACGACCTTATGGAGGACGTTGACAACATGTTAAGCAGCCTGAATAATATTTCCTCGATTGATGATGAGAAACATTTACAATTCAGAAAAGGTGAGCTTTCTATCCTTACATGGCTGAAAACCTTAAAGAAGGTCAGCGAAGACGCATATGAGGATCTGAACGATGAAACGAATGTATGAATTTGTCTGCGTTTGCGGACAGCGCACTGAGAAGTTGGTCGGTTATGAGACGGCTACTGTTCAGTGTGGATGCGGCGGTACAGCCAGCCGCGTCATAAGCGCTCCGAAGTTTAACTTGGAGGGGTGGTCTGGGAGCTTTCCGTCTGCACATGGGCGGTTTGAGCACAGACACGTTGAAAAGTTGAACGCGGAACGTAAAGCCAACTCATAAGCCTACGGTAGCCGAGTTGAATCTCCTACAACCTTTTTGGCAGGAAACATCATGCTGATAGACCAAGAATCGGATTTGCCGAGCGAACTTGAAGTACAGGAATCTAAGTCTCAACTCCCCGACAAGTATCGGGATAAGAGTTTGGAAGAAGTAGTGCGGATGCACCAGGAGGCTGAGAGGCTGATTGGCAAGCAAGCCCAGGAAGTGGGCGAAGTCCGGAAACTGGCTGACGAGCTTATCAAACAGAACATTGGTTCGAAACAGCAAATTAGAGAGGAAGAGCCTGAAGTAGACTTCTTTGAGAACCCTCAGAAAGCGGTTCAAGCGACCATAGACAAGCATCCGGACGTTCTTGCTGCCCGTCAGGCCAGCATGGAGTTCAAGAGGATGCAGATCCAGCAGAAGCTGACGCAAGAGCATCCTGACTATGCCAACATTGTTGGTGATGCTGAGTTCCAAAACTGGGTGAAGTCTTCATCCGTGCGTTTGGGGCTGTATGCGAAGGCAGATGCTGAGTTTGACTATGACTCTGCCAATGAACTGTTGTCTACCTTCAAAGAGTTGCGTGGCGTCAAGGCTCAAAGGGCTGGACAGGCAAGTGATGCAAGTCGAGCCAAGAGCATGAAAGCAGCGCAAGTCGATGTGGGTGGTTCTGGAGAGAGTTCCAAGAGGGTTTACCGCAGGGCAGACCTCATTCGGCTGAAAATGACCGATCCGGCCCGCTACGAATCCTTGAGTGACGAGATCATGCAAGCATACGCAGATGGACGGGTCAAGTAACCATCTTTTTTTTGGAGATTTAACATGGCTAATACCGCTTTTTCCCCAACCAATTCGGTAACCACCACTTCCGCAGCAAACTTCATCCCCGAAATTTGGAGTGATGAAATTGTTGCTGCCTTTAAAAAGAACCTCGTCTTGGCCAACGTGGTCAAGCGTATGTCTTTCAAAGGCAAGAAGGGTGACACCATCAACATCCCTTCGCCCGCTCGTGGCAGTGCTTCGGCCAAAGTGGCTACCGATGCTGTTACTCTGATCGCAGAGAGCAACACCAACATTCAGGTGCTGATCAACAAGCACTTTGAGTACAGCCGCCTGATCGAGGACATTGTTGAGGTGCAAGCCCTGACCAGCCTGCGTTCTTTCTACACGGAAGACGCTGGTTACGCCCTGGCTCGCCGCATCGACACTGATCTGGTTCAGCTTGGCCGTGCGTTCAACGGTGCTACCATTGGCACGAACGACTACGCTACCAGCAACACCTCGACCAAGGCGTTCATCGGCTCCGATGGCACGACTGCTTACAACAGCACCTCGTCCAACGCTGCTGCTCTGACTGATGCGGCTATCCGTCGCACCATTCAGCGTCTGGATGACAACGACGTTCCTATGGACGGCCGTTTCTTCCTGATCCCGCCTTCGAGCCGCAACACCCTGATGGGTCTGGCCCGTTACACCGAGCAGGCATTCGTTGGCAACGGCGATGCTATCCGCAACGGTGAGATCGGCCAGTTGTATGGTATGGCAGTGTTCGCGACCTCCAACGCCGATACCGGTGCTGGCAGCAGCGGTACTGACCGTATCTGCCTGATGGGCCACCGCGATGCGATGGTTCTGGTGGAGCAGCTTGGTATCCGTTCGCAGACCCAGTACAAGCAAGAGTACCTGGGCACCCTGTTCACCGCAGATACGCTCTACGGTGTCAAGGCGCTGCGTACAAACGCTACCAGCACTGCTGCTGACGCTTCCGCTGCCTTCGCCCTGGCTGTCCCGGCCTAATGCAGTTGTCCCCTCCCCTTCGGGGGAGGGATCTTTTTCTATAGGAGATTGAAATGGCTGCTGCTACCGCTGTTGTTTCCCGTCGTGGAAACGATCAATTCCGGGGCTTGTTCTCGGATACCTGGGAAGTTGTCTGTACTCTGGATGCTGGTGCCGTCTCGGCTGGTGCCACTGACACTGATACTGTTGCTGTCCCTGGTGTTGCTCT